GCTTACTTTAACCTAAAAAAAACAGCTCGCTGTCTCGTCGATTGGTTGACGAAATCAGCGGGCTGTCCTGCTAGTGTCTTCTTGATGATTTTACGTTGGTTTGCGCTTATTCAAAAACGAATTGATTCGGAGTAAGTTAATTATTGACATATATTAGAAATACTAAAGAGCTAATATATCAGCGTTTAAAAGGTATAAACTAAAATAATCTGTCTTACATATGTCATTTATTCACCTTAATTAACTCTTTTTTTTGCCCCTTTTTTGCCCCCTAAAATTCTCATATCCGCTTTACAACAAGAACAAACGTTCGTATACTGGTAATATGAGTAATCATAAGGAGTGATCATATTGAAGTACAATGATTTTAAGGATCTTTTGGAAAAACGCGTATTAGGTTACGAAATATTCATGCAAAAGGCTGAGGAATTCCAGATTTCTAAGAACAAAGCAAGGTCTGGAAAGGCCAAGTGGAACGATAAAAAAGTAAACAAAGCAATCAACGGTATGTGGGAACAAGCGGCTCAAAATATCTATCAGACTGTAAAAAGAATGGACAAAGCTCCTAATAATAGGGCTTTGGATCCATACAATGACTGGCTAAGGTTCATGGAAAAAGAAAATTTATTTGATACACTTTCCGAATCACTAGCTGAAGTTGAAATGGAATAGGAGTGATTGATATGCAAATACCATTAGCGCATCAAAGGACTTACGCATTGGAAAGATATTACTACGAATTTATCGAAAGAATGGGTCCAGCACACTTACTTTACGATCAGTTTGTTCGGACGATGGAGAACTTCGGTAAGCCCTATTTCACTGTACCCAGCAGTTACAGTCATTATCCGGAAGAGTTGGCTTTTGTATTTAAAATAGACGGCGACAACTATCTGTTCGATCACGTTAGAACACAAGACAAGATTCTTCGAAAATACGACCCTAACACAAAGTATAAGCCCGGCGGTAACTGATATGAATCTTATTACTCAATACGAACAAGGCTATATCGATCTAAGAACTTTTATTAATGAATTTCCTGATTCTATATCAGAGTCTCAAGAATGCCTATTTGGCATAGACTGCATTGAGTTTTATGTACGCTTAGTTTTGGGAAAGATAGATTTACCTTACTATATATCTCCTTATAGGTAATAAAACGAAAAAACTTCGCTTGCTTGATGTAAGCGAAGTTTTATTTTGATACAATAAAACTAAAACTATGAAAAGAGGTTAAAAATGAAAAAGATTAGTGTGGGAGTTATTGCTGTAATTACTATATTCTTTCTTGCAGCATGTGGGACAAAGATAACGACAGAAGACCTAAAAGCAAATGATTGGATATCAGAAACTTCGGGCGAAGATGATCCAAACATGCTTCTATCTTTCTCAGACCGCGTAATGTCAGTATCTATTGATACCGAGAGTATGGCTTCTAATGCAAAAGACGAATGGGAAAAATTAGGTGAGGATTTAGCAAAACAACTCATAGATCAGATGAGTTACAAACTTGAGTATGTTTTAGAAAAAGACACAATCAAAATTCAAGACACAGAGGATGAAGATGCCTACGTATATTACACAGTTTCAAAAGATGGCGAAAATATAGTCTTTACACCAGACGAAAAAAAGAATAAAGATAACTCAGAGGTTCAAAAGCTTGTATTAAAACCTTACACAAAGAAAAAGGTGGTAGAATCAAGTTCAACTTCTACCGAGCAGACTACTGTTTCGTCTGAACAAGCAACTACAAACTTAGATGATATCATTGAAACTTTCACCCAAAAATCTCTGGTAGTCTATAACCCAAGGGATATGACGAAAGAAGATTTTGGCAGTGCTCCTATGTCAGCTACAAGTGCAAAAATGTTTTCTTTAGTAGAAACCGACAATGAAGATAATCAACAGAATGCTCGTCTACTAACTTTTGACAATTTAGATGACTTAAAAGCTACGAAAAAATACTATGATGATTTAGGAAAAGATTCAGCAATGCTTTTTTCTTACACTGCTGTTAACGAAGAAAAATTATTATTAATGCAATTCAATGGTGATCTTTCACAAGAATTAGTCGAACAGTATGCTAATGCTGCCTCTTTAGAATTAACTGAGTCTCCTTTCAGTTCAACTTCTGTAGAATCAGATACTTATTCATCCGAAAATCAAACGACTTACGCTGAAGAAAGCCTCCAGCCTGTTGAGATTCCTCAAAGCACACAAGAAGAACAAATACCTGAAAGTAGCGTTGTGCCACAACCTGTTGAAGAATATACAACAGTCCAAGCAGGAGAAGGACCTCCCGAAATAGCTGCACGTGTAGGTATTTCAGTTGAGACCCTTTATCAACTTAACGGTATGGATCCAAATAATTATATGATTTATCCTGGAGATACTTTAAGAATAAAATAAAAGGATGGTAATTATGAAAAAAATAAAAGTTGTATTTATGACATTATTTATTGGTTTGTTCTTAGTAGCTTGTGGTTCAAATGAGAAGAAGGCTGATTTTACAACAAAAGAAGCTGAAACAGCTTTGAATAATGGCGAAGATATTAACGGGAAAACAGTTGAAATTACAGTTGATGAATATGTTCCTAACGGTGCTCTAGGATACACAATTCAAACTGGTGAGCATCTCAATTTTGTATCTTCTGATAATCCAAATGTCGAAAAAGGAGATACTCTCACAGTTAAAGTGGTGAAAACAGAAAATGTGCTCGGATCTTTTGTGATGACTTACGAAAAACAATAATAAGTACCCCTTACTCAAATTTGAGAGTAAGGGGTACTTATTTATACTACTGCAGAATATCTGCGTTTTCCAGACTCCGAACCAATCCAACTCAACCATACATATCCACCAGCTACAACCTTCCGATCATAGTTGACAGTCTGACCCGCTTTATACTCTCCGACAATTGCAGAATTGGTCGATGCCGCTTCTCGAATATTCGTGGTGACTGTAAAACGATAACTTCCCTTATTTGGCAAGTTTGAGCCTTTCAATGACGTGCTACTATTCGAATTGCTCGAACTACCGTTAGATGCAGAATCTAGGTCTTGCCCCAATACCCATGAGTTAATGCCTTCTAACAGAAAAGCGTATTTAGATCGTGATTGATTCACTTCTTTAACCTGCTTCACCTTGTACGTTGATCCTTTTACAAAGCTAGCGATTGACTGCCCTGTCTGATAATGCGTAGCACTAGTCTTCACTTTAACAGATGAACCAACAGCGTATTTGGTTGTCACGGTGGAAGTTGACGATCCAGAATTATTGTTCGATGTGCTATCTCCGTTGTAGTATTTTTTGATTTGGTCCACGAAATATTGCTTGATAGCTGCTACACCTTTCCCGTGCAGATCCCACGCTCTGTGAGGACACGATGTAGAACTCAACTCACGATGTAAAGGAAAAACAGCTGAAGCAGGATTCAAACCATACTTCTTACATAAATCGGCAGCTAATTTAAATGCTTTTTGTTCATTCGCAAGATACGTGGATTCATTCCCCATGGATTGACATACTTCAATGCCTAAGTAATTCGCATTACCTTTGCTGTTACCTGTATGCCACGCCTTGTTGCTATCCTTCTCTGCCTGATATGTTCCATCGCTAGCAACATAGTAATGGGCAAATCCTAAAGAAGGCGTATGACTTTCTAGCCAGTTTTTATAAAATGCAGCAGTGGCTCCTTGGCTTCCGGCATCATTATGCAAAACGATTGCTGTCGGGTTTGATCCACGAGCGCCCGCAATTCCAGAATAACTTACTACCATTTATTCCACCTCCACTAATTTGTGATTTGGCAATGACAACATTTGACCTTCTAATTCAATCTTTGTAAAGATCTCATTCGATCTTAAAACTTTGTATTTTCCAGTTAGATAAAAGAAATCACCAACTTGAAATCCGTCAAATTCTTTAGGAAGCCCATCCGACGTAACCTCTTTAAACCCATTCTCTTCGTATCGATCGACTGTCTCAGTTTCACCTTTTTCGAATGGATCTAACTGGACGTATTCTTCTCCAACTTCTTTGACTTGCAGCTTTCCGAGTACAGTTACATAAGAACCTTCTTTGAACATTATTCTTCCTCCTTTAGATATAGAAAAAGAGCAGCCGATTGGCTACTCCTTCTTTTCCGTGAACTCCTGGCCATCACCATAATCTGGTTTTTCTTTAGAAGTTGTCTTGCTATTTGTTTGCAGGCGTTTCATTATTGGGTCAAAAATATTAGTAGCAATTCCTAGCTTACTTAGATTTTCAATGATACTAACCATTTCGTTCAAAGTTTCTAATGCATATACACCAATTATCACGCTTACTGAGATTAAATCAGGTAATACAATTGTTAAAGGAACAATTGCGATCAGAACTAAAAGTAACGCGAATTTTTTCAATAGACCATTGCTCATTTTACCGGATTTCAAGTCACTGTTTGTGTAGGCTTGAATGAATCCAGTAATTACATCAACCCCCATCAAACATAGTATTAATCCTAACCAAATCACAATTTTCCCAAAATCATCACTCATCATCTCTTGTGCCCAAAGAACCATCTTCATATCCATAAATCTCACTTTCCTTTTCTATTTTTGACATATTAAAATAAAAACAAGCGGTTTCCCCTCCGCTTGTTAATCTGTTAAATATAATATATTGATTGATAGCCAAGCTCCTGATGGAATCGTCGCTTCTGTTGTCCCGATATAGGCTCTATTTCCTGCAACTATCTCCCCATTGACGCGAATGTTTACTGAGAATGTAATGTTCCCTTCAGCAATCACATGTGTGACAGCACCTTCTATAGGAAGAAGATCTGCTGGTAAATTTGCAAATAGTTTTCCACTTGTCAGTTTTGTAGCAGTACTAAATCTAAGAATTAATGTACCCGAAACCAATTTTCCGTATCGGTAAACAGAATTTTGTTGCAACGTGACGTCACTTGCAGTAGTTATGTTGACTTTTTCTGCATTCAATTCTGTTTTTATCGCATCCAAAGTAGTTTTGTCAGCTGCACTCATTAATCCATTCGTAGTACTAGTTGCAACAGCGGTTGTTGTAGCATTTTGCCCGGCTGGGCCTTGTGGGCCTGTGTCACCTTTCGGACCTTGAGGACCAGTAAGACCCGTGGCTCCTGTATCCCCTTTATCACCTTTTGGGCCTTGAACACCTTGAATTCCTTGATCCCCTTTTGGTCCTGTTAGCCCTGTTGGACCTGTATCACCTTTTGGACCAGTTGCACCAGCAGGACCTGTATCACCTTTTATCCCTTGTGGCCCCTGTGGCCCTGTATCGCCTTTGTCCCCTTTTGGACCTTGTGGACCAACGACTCGTCCTAAATTATATTCAGCCATAATACATCCTCCTAAATCGTATAGATTAATTCCCCTTCTTCATTAATACTCAATGCTGGTTCTAGGATTTCATCTGCATATGTCACTATCAAGTCACCTGTATCGTTAATGTACAATGAAAAGAATCCTGAAACCTCCGCTGTAACCGCAGGAGTGCCTTGGGGACCCATTGGTCCAGTATCACCTTTTTCCCCTTTATCACCTTTGGGTCCTTGGATACCCTGGATCCCTTGGTCTCCCTTTGGCCCTGTCGGACCAGTCAACCCGGTGTCACCTTTTGGACCAACCGGGCCTACAGATCCGGTATCGCCTTTTATTCCTTGAATGCCTTGAGGGCCAGCTGGACCAGTGAGACCAGTATCACCCTTATCTCCTTTTGGTCCAACAGATCCAACCTCTCCTTTTTCTCCTTTTGGACCAACTGGACCTATTGGCCCAATATCACCTTTCGGCCCTTGAACACCTTGAGGACCCATTGGTCCAGTATCACCTTTTGGGCCTTTTAACTCTTCTAAATTATTCAGCTTATCTTCGATTTCAGCTTTTGCACTATCGATCATTGCCAAAGCTTCTGAAGCGGACTCGTTCACTTGATTTTTTATTTCCTCAAAGTCTTTAATGTAAAAGTCCCCAGCATCTGAAAATGCATTATCAATCTTTGAACGCTCGATCGTAAATTTAAAATGGACCTCATCTGTTTTTGATCCATCTGGAAAATCCAAATAAATCCACCCATCAACAATCCCTTGGTACCCCATTAGCCTATCTGGAATAATGTAACGAACAATCCCATTTAATGAGCTCTCGGTCACGATTTCTTCATCAAGCGTTTTAAATTCTTTATCTTCTCCATTATCTTTAACGATCAACAGCAATCTTACTTTCGTTCCTAGTAAGTCAACAGGTCGACCTTGTTGATCCTTAAAATGGAATTCTAGAGCATTACTATTTTTGGCATAACTATAAAAAACAAAGCCAGTGGAAATAGTATCATTTCCGCTGACTCTTGCATGAACATCTATTTTGCCTATTCTACGTGATCTCATACATTCACCTCTTATGCTGCTTGATGAGAAAAATTAATCCCAATCCAACTTCCGGCTGGAATTTGTGCTTCTGTACTCCCTGTATAAGCTCTGCCACCAGCTACAACAGTTCCATCTGCACGTACCGAAACATTAAAACTAATTCTACCGTCAACCAGTATAGAATATTGCCAACTTGTTTTTGGTCTAAAGCCTGTAGGCAATGTGAAAAATTGAAGAGCAGTCGTTACCGTCGTAGCCGCATCAAAACGCAGCATGACGTTACCGTTCACCAAACCGTTAATTTTAGTTAATTCTTGTTGTAAAATCGTTACTCCAGAACCCGCAGTGACGGTTCCGGTTGTGGCTGCCAATAATTCATTCAGACCATCGACAGCCTCGACATGACTACGTACGTATTTTGGTGTATTCCCCTTCATCAAGGTTACAATATCAGCTTTGTTTGCCATCATTTCTTCCTCCTACAATTTGTTTACAAAACTAGCGATTTGAGTTGCAATTCTTTGTTGCCCTGCATCATTTAAATGCGTTCCGTCATTCATGTACAATGCCCTTTGGCTAGGAATATATGGACTAATATTTGAATGCGCATATAAGTCTAGTACTGGAATTGAGTAGTAATCTGCAACTTGTTTCATTGCGTTGACATAGTCTAACAAGGTAAATCCTAATTCATTCTTAGCAAACGTATCGTTAACATTGTTGCTTTTCATAGGCGTGATAAAAAATAATTTGCCGTTCACATTGTTATCAGTAAGTGTCACTACGATCTTTTTCAGTGCACCAAAAAAGGTAGCTTCTGATGTATCAGAAAAGCTACCTAATGGAGAATTATAGTTAAAATCGTTTACCCCGCCAAAAATGGAAATACAAGCTTGATTGCTAATATCTCCACACCTTTCTACAAAACTTTTATCAGTTCCTGTTGTTTTGGTTATTCTGGATCCCGAAAAGCCTTTGTTGATCACTTCGCTAAATGAACACAGGTCCTTTACATAAGGAACCCAAGAATAAACCACACTATTAATCGCAGTTCCGAACGTCGTGCTATCTCCTAACGCCGTGAAGCTTTTCATGTAAAATGGAAAGAGCAATTGCATTTTCCGATTCGCTTCATTGATATTCCGCTGCATGTTCGCCAGTCCAGTCAATGAAATACTGTTATCTGGATTGAGTATTTCAGCCTTCCCTTCGATTGCTGACCAGTGTGTGATTGGGTAATATTGTTCTTTTGTTCCATCACTTCTAGTTTCAAAAGTTCGTTTAATTTTTGCCACTACGATTCCTCCCTTAACCAAAACTCACTTTCATTCGTCAACCCAATGTCGCCAAAAATAAGCGGCATCTCTTGTAAGTTGATAAACGTTTGCCCATCCGTCCGAAAAGAAAAACCAGATGGCATTTCGCCAATGACAAGTGTCGGACTTGCGTCGATTATTCCAGCATCTTCGGTAAAATCATGCGTTTCAATGTAGTCCAATCGTTGTTTTAAATTAGGGAACATTTCTTCAAAGAATTGAGAATAACGAGCATCTGATAGCTCTAAAACAACCTCGCCTCCAGATTCAATTCCTTCTAAGATATCTCGATTGTTTTCAACGAATTTTTCCCATGCACTTGTACCATCTACAACATATTGTTCTAAAAAGCGTTTCAAATCTTCAAACTGCCAGACATAAGCGCCATCTTTTACTACACCAGTTAGCAGCCCCGGTAACACTCTGAAGCGAAAATCTCTTGTAGAATAAAGTTGCTTGCCTTCTTCATTTCTAAAAGAAAAATAGGCGGTATTCTCTCCTAAAAACTGTAAATCTTGACTGTCTAATGTATATTCTACACGACCATCATCTGGATAAGTCTTAGTCAGTTTACGCTCAATGGGCATCCCTTCCGAAAGTTTCGTATTATTTACGAAAAACACTTCTTGCCCTCGGAATTTTTTTAATCTCCCGTTTTCTGTTATTTCAACGACAAACGTCTGTGTTTGATTATCTTCTTGCCTGACTTTAATTAGGCCAACATTATTGTTTGGTTCAGTAGTTGACAAAGTAATTGGAATCATTATAGCCAATAAGATCAGCTCCTTTCTCAAATCATTTAGGTGGTATTACAATTGATGAAATCGCACTTTGCCCCGGATACATGCGGTCAAATCGTTCAACAATCTGTCCTTTTTCCGTATTTTGCTCATAAGTTTGAATCCGGTTGTTTTCAAGCCCTTTAATTACACCGGTATGACCATAAGTTGTATCAGTGCTCCAACCACCCCAAATGGCTCCACGTGTTATGTTGATAATGGCCCCGACAACGAGTTGATCGTAAGTTGGATTTTTGATAACCTTCCAGCCCACTGCAGCCCAATCGTAAGCTATTCCTATATCGGCAGCTGCGGATGTATTTCCAATAACGTGTGTAAGTCCGTATTTTGTGCCCGCTCCTAATCCACATCCGCCTAAAAAACCAGAATACTCTGCTGGCACCGCATAACATTGCCCATTTCCAATCCATCTACCAATGAGGGTTTCTAAATGAGCTAGGCCTTCTTCACCCACCAATTGGCTAGCTTGTAGTCCATGTAGCTTGTTATACCAAGTCCTTGCGTATCCTTGACGTTCCGGATGGGCTGCTGCTGGACGTTCAAAGTTCAATTCAAAAGCTGTTGCTGCTTGTTCAACACTGGTAATCGTCTTAAATCCTTCCACTGTAGTAGGCGATACTTGACCAATCCATTGACCATTATACATACACCATTCAATCAATTTAGCTTGAGCTAATGATGAAGTGTAATCTTCTCTGATCCTGGCAGCAGCCATTAATCGCTGAACATACTCTCTACCGTCCCATGTAGGAGAACCAACTAAAGGATAAGCGGATCCATCCCATTGGACCCATCCAAAAGCTGGGCCCCCAACTTGAGCAGTATTTGGATTCATCGTAGGGCCTACTTCACCCTGAATATTTCCAAGCACCCCTGCTGCTGCTTCTTCTGAGTAACCATTATTTAATGCAAAACTCCACCAATCCCAAGCAAATTTCTCGGCATCAGTAGTCAATTCAGACGGATAACCACCTGTCCCAGTTCCGCCACCAGTCGATGGTCCTCCGCCCTGACCAGCTACAACCTTTTGATTCTTTATTGTTAAGTCTCCTTGAATGTCCAAGTCACCTCGATAAATAGCGCGTCCATTTCCAAGTAAAGTAAAACCATAACCTGTTTTTGAAGAGATCAAAATATATTTACCGTCGCCTTCGGTTCTTATTACTAATGAATTGTCCTCTAAAGGTGTTGGCGTTGCTGCGTCTGGGAAAGGGTTTCCTGCTGAATCAGTAGTCCCGATAGTTCCTACATTGACCCCATCTTTATTCCAAAATTCCATCCCTTTTTTGGTTAATTCCATAATTTTGCTATTATCATTCCAAAGTTGTAGTGTACCAGAAACCATTCTTAGCAAATCACCCATCCCATTAAACGAGATTTCCATGATATCTGTTTTAATTTTTCCTGCGCGAATAAAATCGGCATTCAATGTTCCATCGATTCCCCACGCATTGACAAACGGACCTAACCATCCTGTTCTGGAAAAACCTAGGCCTTGATTGTTTATTGCAATCACATCTTTAGCTGTATCTCTAGAATCTGTATCCATGTAATAAGTAGTGTGCGGCTTGTTCTTTGGATATTGCAAGACACTTCCACCCTCAACTCCATTTATTAAATTGGTTACATAGTCCACAAATTCTGACATATATCCTTTTTTTGTTAAAGTTTTTATTGTTTCTTGGAGCTCATAATTTTGTTTCGTATAAAAAGCCATCTGTGCATCGCCAGCATAAATTTTTTTATTTTTTTCTGTTAACGAGTCATAAACAACACTAGTAATCTTTGTATCGATGTGGATATCATAAAGCCTGTGATAGACAGAAAAGGTATCGAATAGTCCGTAATTCCTAATTTTAGCAAATTCTTTTGCCTCATCGGAGTCGGTTAATTTTTCGATTTCTAATTCTATTGTGATTTTTGGTTTGTCTGCATTTGGATTCATCGAAGTAAAGTAGCTAGCTGCGACACGATTAAGGCTATCGAGATCCTTCACTCCCTGATCTTCTGTAAATTGGATATGCTTAGCATAAATGTCCGGATAGTTCTTTAACAACTCACTATAGATAGGTTTTCCATAAATTCGATTGCTAGTACCATCTTCACCGTCTTGTAAGTCTGCATAAGGCAGAACTTTTGTGACAATTGAAGACCAATCAAATTTAATTTTCAGCCCATTAAGATCCTTTCCATAACGAACAGTACCAACATTATCTCTTCCTCTTCTACGTAAAAGCGAGAGTTTAAAAGGTTCCCGCTTAATTTCTCCACCCCAATACTGCAACATCGATCCTTGCTCACCAGCGATACAGTTTAATACATTTCGCGCTTCAAATAATGTACTTGATACTGTTTGGATGTCTGAAAAGAGTTTTACATCACACTCATCATCCATCCCCCGCTCAATTGCAGCCATTACTTCTGCTCCATTTTTTGAATCAATTTCTACATGTTGCACTTCACGGTTGCCTAGTTTGTAAGTTCGAGATTGCCCATAAATTAAAATGGAATTATTGATAGTGTCTTTGTATGTGTTCTTGATTTCAAAGATATGGTAGTCTTCTTGATCATTTGGTTTTGCTTTTATTTGGTAGCCATTTTCAAAATACACTGAAAACCGACTATTAAGTGGATGTTCTATTTCAACTTCATATTTACCGTTTGCCTCTTCTGTAACATCACAACGAGTTGTATCTCTCATAATGCCTAACCCATTATGGCTAAAATCTTTTTCAGATGGTTCATATATTCTTGGTTTCAAATTTTGGTCCACCACCTTGGCATTAGATTAAATTTTTTTACATCGCCTTCCCATTTAATTGTCGTCCATCCAACTGGCAGAATTGGAAAATCAAGGAATTGTGTTTTGTGATCCTGGCTTTCTATTACATCATCAACTAATCGATACGATTCTTCTAACTGTGAATCAATAACTATCTCGCTTCCAATATCTGTTAACTTAAAAGATTCGTCATTTATCCAAAAAGAAATATCCCCCGAACCCCAAATTTGAATTTTGGGTTTCGAAGGATAACGCTCAGCATTATGAATCATTGTTTCGTTAGTCATCCATTCAAAACCATTTCTTGAACTTTTGAATGGTCGTAGACTAATCGTAAAGTCAAATGGAACTAAAACCCCATTTTTTCTAGTACCAGAAAACTCAGGTCCAGAAACTACTATCGCTTGATAGATATAGTGTTCATCAAACTGATAAGTAAAATCTGAGTAATTGGACATATCTAGCCAAGAACGTATGCGATCTTCTAAATGGGAAACAGATTCTAAGCCATCCGCTTTTGCATAACAAGAAAGTTGCCATTCAACATTTTTGTAATAGGCAAAATCCATAACAATCGAATCATTTCCTGGTCTTTCTCTTAGTTCAATGACACGCCCTGCAGAAAGGCGCTTTGGCCGATCTCGCATATAGGCTCTAAATTCTTCACTATGCCTCCCATTGATTTGAAATTGTCCACGTTTAAATCCCACCAAATGCCCCTCCTTTTGGCGCGTAGTCGCGTTCTTTCACTTCGTTAATATATTTAACAATCATCTTGGCCCAACTCATCATTTGTGCTTCTGATGGCTCTCCCATCGCTTGCAAATGAATATGATAAGTGTCTCCACCAGATTGCTCATTACTGATTGCTGTTTGGCCACTGGCAGCCGTAGAGGTACTAACTCCCTCAGAAGTGTTGCTTTTTAATTGGATAGTAGGTAATTCTGTTGGTAAATCCGTCATTTTATTAACGGCATTGTCTAAAGAGCCTTGTTCTTCTTCAATCCCTCTGACAACTCCGAGAACAATATTTTTACCGATCATGTCGCGCATCCATCTTGATGGAGAATGAATACCCAAGGCTCCTGTGATACCGCCTTTGATTGTATCTGCAATTCCAGTGACAGTATCTTTGACAGCATTGAACATAGAACCTATTCCATCGATCAGGCCCTTAATGATATTTTTACCTATTTCAAAAAGATCAATACTTCTTAGGTCATCAAATATCTCTTTTGCTCGATTGACTGCGTCAGAAATCCCTTGTTTAAAGTCATCCCACGCTTTTTGTGCGCCTTGGACTAAAGCCTTAGCAGTATTAATGACAGAGTCTTTCGTTGTATTCCAAGCATTAGTAACGGCACTTTTAATTGATTCCCAAGTATCAATTGCAGTATTCTTTGTTGATTGCCACAAGTCAGCTAGGAAGTTCTTCAATGCATCAAATGTATCACGTGCTCCTTGTAACATCGCTTGCCAAGTTGCTGCTACGGAATCTTTGATGTTGGTCCATGTATCAATCGCTGTTTGCTTAACATTTGCCCAAGTTTCCACAAAAAAAGCAACGATACTATTGAACGTATCCGTTGCGATTGTTAGCATAGATGACCAAATATAAGATACAGCCGCCTTGATACCATTCCAAACATTTAAGAATGCCATCTGTGTATTAACAAGGAAACTGTCAAAAATAGCTTTAATTGAGTTCCAAATGTTCCCTGCTGATTCTTGAATATTATTCCAAACAGCAATCATATTGTCTCTGGCTTCTTCCCAACCACCAGTAATCATTGATGTCACGAATAGAACCGGAGCCAAAATAACATTTTTTAGAATATCAAAAATATTAGCAGCAATCTTAACTAAATTTTCCCATAATGTATTTAAGAAAAAGCTCATGTGTATGAAGGCATTACGGACACCATAGATCAGCATACCGAAGCGACTCATGATCGCATCGGCAAGATTCCCCACAATGGATGAGACTGATTCTTTCACACCATTCCACAGAGAGGAAAACCATTCCTTAATACCGTTCCAAACATCTTTAACACCATTGACGGCGTCTTTTCCTGATTGGACAGCAGAGTCCCACGCATCCTTAGCACCGTCTTTGATTCCATTCCATGTATCGGAGAACCATTCCTTTGTCCCGGACCATGCATCTCTTACACCATCAGCTGCAGCAGATGCTTTTTCTTTAGATCCTTCCCAAAGCCCCGAAAACCAGCCTTTTATATTGTCAAAAGTCTCTTTGAAGAAATCTGAGATGCCCCCCCAGACTTTTTTCGCATAGTCACTGATGGTGTCCCAGTTTTTATAAAGGGCTACACCAGCAGCAATTAATAAGCCGATACCGACGATAATTAAGCCTGTTGGACTCATTAAAAAAGAAAAAGCAGAGGATAATGAACCCACCGCTTTTGTGATATTGGTTATTGTACTTGTTGCAGCATTGATAGCTGCAACTGATGCCAATGCCCCTGCCACACCTGATATAACAGGTATTAACCAAGTAGCATTATCTGCAAGGAATTGAAAAGCATTCCCAACTTTTTCAATCAAGTTAGGCAGATTATTATTGAATGCTTTGAACAGTTCATTGATCTTTACTTTCAATTTATCTGCAATGCCCGCGAATCCACCAAACCCTGCATCTTTCAATGCATTATCTAACGCTTCAATTGTCCCAGCTAATCCGTTTTTTACTGAGTTTCGTAAGTTGGTCATTGATGTTCCAATACCTTCTGTAGAAGTTCTTGCAACATTCGCCGTCCCATCTAGTCCACCTTGAATATCGATCAAAGCTTGGTTAAATTCATTGATCGTTATATCGCCTTTCTTTAAGGCGTTATATAGATCGTTTTGAGCGGAAGCCCCGGTAAATTTGAATTTTTCCGCAATCTTATCAAGTCCTACCCCCATTGTTTCTTGCAGGGTAGAATATGAATCCATATCGAATTTCCCTGTACGAAGTACCTTCAAATATTGATCCGTACCACGTGCTGCTTTATCTCCGCTAGATCCACTTGCTAACAAAGCATTGTTTAACGCAATTGTACTATCAGCTGCCGTATCTGCATTTTTAAATACTGAATACATTTGCTGAGTTGTACTAGCCACATCTTGTAGCGTTGTAGGTAATCCATCAATTCCCTCTTTTAATTTGTTCGTGGCGCTCTCAGCTTCTTTAGTCGAAGCCCCCAAAGCACTCAACACTTTGGGAAACTGACTAAGTTTGTCATAACGTTCAATTGCGCCGCCAACAGAGTCCTTGATTACATTCATACCTGCAGAAATTATTTTAACCGCTCCACTGGCTAAAAAGTTGCCGACAAAAGATGTCCAAATGCCTCCAAGGGAGCGGCCGCCTTTCTCTCCGGTCTTGCTGACTTGTCCGTCAAAGTCCCCAAGCTTTTTTACAGCATTGTTCATTCCGGAGGTGAAACCAGATTCATCAAGAATCATTTTTAGAATTAGATCTTCGTTGTTCAAAAAGCGCCACCCCCTTAGAACATCGTATTTTCATCAAGGTATTTCAGATCTTCAAACTCTTTCACAGCATCTCTGAACCCAATAAGCTTCATCAACTGATCTAAATCAGTGTTTTCGATCTCGTTTAATGTCCACCCCAGTTCAAACAACTCAATCTTGATCTGCATTTCCCTAAATTGCGGTGTTTTTGCAAAGTTGGGATGCCTGAGAAGCTCTGTTACTTTTTTTTCTGCTCTGCGTAAACGACATCATGCCCACTAGTGACAGATGCTAATAACTGACCGGTGATTTTTAAGACTTCTCGTGCATCCATACCATTCATATATTCTTCACCAGTGAACTGCCCTTCGAAAATAACATCACCAATAAAGTCATAGCATTCACGCATGACAGGACGAACTTCTTCCATGTCGTTCGTTCCAGTAGCTTCTTCAAGCTTGATTTGTAATGCCATTGCGTCATCCATGACATTACCTGGTAAAAATTCTGCAGATTTAAATGAAACAGATTTGTACTTCCCTTCATCATTCTTTTTCATTAGTTGGATTGTTTTTTGAAATTTGCTTGTCATTATTCGTTTCCTCCGTCTTCTTGATTGTCTTCATTTCCATCATTTTTAGGTGTAAAATCAACTGGTTTTGATACTGTTTTAAACCAGTTTTCAATAACCGTTGGATCAACGCCCTCATCATCAGAATCAACTGACCACATATAACCAACTCCGGGAATATCAACGAAGCTCCCTGTCCACTCTGGATGTGTGAAGCTGACTGTTGAACCCTCTTTGGTCGTTGATTCATCAGAAGATAAACTGAATTGACCTTTATAGAAAATCGTGTAGCGATAATGTCCATTTGATTTCAAGCGTCGGTAAGCAAAAGCACCGTCAGGGAAAATGTCATCCCCCGATCGTAAAGCCCCACCACCAACAATTTTAGAACCTGTAATAGCAGCTAAAATTTTATTTTGATATCCATTTGTAGTTAATGAGATTTCAGCTCCACCAAACGCAGTAAACTGATCTTGTACAACGCCATCACCATGATCTTGTGTCGTTTCATAGTTTAGTGTTGGATTGATACTAACTGCGGTACCGATTGTTACTGGCTCCCCATACGTTGGAAAATCACCTGTATCATCACTTAGTGGAAACCATGTAGGTTTTTCTACTGAAATGATTCCGACTTTGTTTTTCTTCGCCATTTATTCCTCACTCCATTCAATTATTTGTGGGAATGCCACATTAAAGGTCACATGTGGCACACCATCTGTTTCGTAAACTTGATAATCTTCTGGATAAATTTCGTTTCCATCAATTTCAAGCGCATTAAAAAACGCCCCACAGTTTACTGTGAGAGCGTCCATTTCTTTTTTTGACTGATTGTTCATTACATTGTCTACAAAAGCGATATCGACAAGCCACGCTTTATTTTGGATATTTTTACCAATGTTTTCAGTACCAGCTTCTTCTATGCTAAGAACCGAATACAATTCTTTGTCCGATTGCATCACCGAATCAAGGTAGATAGTTAAATCGGACTTGATCTGTTTTAGTGTCATCACAACTACGGCGAGAATTTCGTCTTTCATAACCACCTACCCTTTCTTCACAATAGTAATAGCCATCACTTTGAACCGTCGAGGAATGTAGGTCATATTGGCTAAATTCTGGGCTTTTTGCAACATAAATTTCCCTTTAATAAAGCCGCCTCCCCTTGTCCTGTGTCCATCATTGACATATTTAAAATAATATTCATCGTTGACGATTGCACCGACAATACGTCCAGTAAATAATTTGCGAGCTTTTATTACACGATATCCACGTCTTAAGTTCCCTGTCTTGATTGGTGTCAACGGCACTGCTAAACTGACAATCTTATTCATAGAGTCGTTAACAAAAGCCACGCCTTCGGTTTCAGCAACCTTCGTCATTCTTTTAAAGTTATCAATTACCTTTTGGGCATTCGATTCCATTCGGATATCATTTCTTGGCATCAATCTCACTTCCAGTCAACTCAATTTCAGTATGGCTTGGATAGAACATAGGTTTCTTTGCATACAAGATATGCTTGTGACCGGTTGATTGAGTAACTGTAATTCGATCACCTTTCATGACATCACTATTTGGCATCATAAACAGTTTATGCTCGATAGTTGTCACATTTACAATATTTCCATTACCTACCACTGGTAAATCACCTGAGTTGCTTTGGGAAAAGCCACAAATAAGTACCCCATCATGAACCGGTGCATAAATTTGTTCTGTAATATGTGTAATGGGATTTTCATGATCGCCATAACGCTCAATTACGCATGAATCAAGATAAGTTGTTGCTAAAACTTCAGCTTCATCCATCACCAAAACACCATCCCACCGCAACCAAGAATTCTAATTATCAGCTCATCATAACCTGATAATAATCCTTGGATTTGTTGGCTAGCCGTAGCGTAACTGATGGTTGTATCACCGCGCCTCACAGATGAGATAGTTTTTTCAAGCTCATTCTTCATGGATTGATATAAAACCTCTATAATCACGCCACGCAGCTTCTGCCACGGAATTAGATTGCCACAGTCATTGTAAGATTCAATTTCAAGCAATACTAACTCTAAAACGGCAGCAATTCGTTCATCATTAGCAGATGGCAGTTGCTTCTTTACTGATTCGATGATTTCCTTTTTTAGTACGTCATCCATAGGATCACATCCTTAAATTTCGACTAGATCAGCAGCCGTACGCAAAATAGCTAGTGCCTTTTTATCATTTTCTTTTACTAATAATTTTCCATCTTTATCTACAGTGACAAAGCGGCGAGTTTCAGGATGAACAAACCCTACAAAATTTTTATTTTTAGCTGTACGGAATTCAATTTTCTTGACCTTAGTTGATTCCGCCTTTTCTTTTTTTGTATCCTTATCTTTTAATTCTTCTTTCGTTTCATCTGTTTGTTTTGCCATTTTTTATTCCTCCTAAAGTTGATAACAAAAAGAGACAGTCAATCGACCATCTCTTAATCACCTGATCCAGTTGCTAAATTCAAGATTGCACCAGAATTTGATGCGGTATATTCAATAGAGTACTCACCGACAATACCAATACGTTTGGAATCAGTTGTTTTAGCTAATTCTTCAGCTCGCCATTCACGGAGAGGACGTAATTTCACATAATTTGTATCAAGCGCGACCATTGTTCCAGTAGGCAATGATGGTTCAATCAACGCAATACCAGAGCCATAGTTAGAAACGATCCGGCCTAATTGCAAACCAAATGTGACAGTATCACCAAATTGTGCAATTTTAGTTGACTTATTATCTACTTCGTCAGTCATAAGTTCCAACATGTCTGGTCCAACCAAGCAAAGTTTTTCGCCCATATAGCCAGCCTCGAACATTTTTTTGAACATATTGTCTACATCTTTGCGAGCAACTGCATTTGCAGCTGCTGTAGTAACAATATTAGAGGAATTGATCAAGTTTAAAATCCCATCCATTTTACGACCAACAGTAGCTGTTTCATCAGCCTTTACGCCAGTGATAAGTTTGCGGTTTAAGTCAATTTTCATTTCCATGGCACGCATTGCAACTTGGTTAGTGAGTTCATTTCCTACACCTGATACATTAATAGCGTCCAATGTACCTGACACAGAAGTTGATTTCCGAAAGATTTCTTCGAAGTTGTTGAACCAAACACGCCCTGAATCGGCATCCTTGTATTCTCCGCCTTCAAGTTGTGCGGATGAGTCATCATCGTTTAATTCCGATTCACGCCATTTAATTTCAGTTGAATTTGCAGGCGCTGTTTTCCCTGATCCGAGTAAGTAACTTAGAAACGGAGTGTTTGGGACTTGTAACGCATTGATCATTGGTGAAATATCTAAGTACTCCAGATTGTTTGTTGATGTCTTTTTCATGTGTATTTCCTCCTATTAGTTAAAATTGTTCCAGTGCTTTTCCTAGTGCTGCCATTGGGTCACCTGTTTCACTTTGCTGCTTATTACTAGTTCCCGACTGATCTTTTTTCCCGAACGCACTATTCATTTCAATATTTTTGATAGCATCAGCATGTTTTTCATTGATCGTACCTAGAACATTTGTAAATGCTTCTACAGCAGATTTCGTAAAGTCTGTGTCTGCACTAACCAAGTTATTTAGCATAAATTGAGATACAGATTCACTTAATTCATCTTCGAGTTTTAACCCAGCAATTTGTTCAGCAACAAATGCTTTGTTTTCACTCATGACACGCAACTCTTTTTCTGCTTTAAAATCAGCTTCTAGTTTTTCAAGCTTTTGTTGCTCTGGTGATTTATTCTTCTTGGATTCTTCGTAACCTTTGATAGTGTCCTGTTTAATTTTATCTAGGTTATTTTGTTTCCAGGCTTCCAGCTGCTTATCTGCTACAGACTGAGCAGTTGCTTGCAGAAATTTTTGCGCATCTTCATTTGATTCAGCAAAGGATTTGAAATCATCAAATGAAAATTGTGGATCGTCACCTTCGGCAAAGTATTGCAAGTTCATTGGCATTAGTGCTTTTTGTTTCATGTTGTTCTCCTTTCGCCCCACGATTCGCTTAAGCGCCCCGTATTGCTTTAAGATTATTTTGTTTTGCGCCCACCATTCGGTTATCCCGCCCGGCATTCGCTAGTTTTGTGTCATTTCGGACAAAATTAATAGCCGTTCTATTCGACGACTACATGACAGTATTTAAGAAGATTCTTTGATATTTCTTCTTGGATAAATTGAGCAATTTTCTCTTCTGATTGATTGGTAAATATATACCTAGTAATTATTTTCATTTTCAAAATAGTTATGGGAACTCGCTTTAATCTTACTTTGACCGTTACATCCATATTTTTACTCCCAATTCTTGAACACTAATTCAGCACCGAGTTTAAGATATTCATCAATAGACTGTTGCAGATTACTTTGTGTCCTTGAGATCAAACAAATTTTGATAGTCCCCATGAAATCATGACTTGCTGTACAGTAATTCCCACGCCAAACATTTTTCGGCTTATCACTCAGTACATTTCCTTCTTTATCGGTGATCACATTTTCAGTCATGTATCGTGATTCAGAATCTTCAATTGCCTTAATATACGTGTCTGTCAAGTCCTCTTTAACATGCATTTCAAGGATTGCTTCAAAAAACTTCATACCCCTCACCCCTTTTAATTTTTTTAATACTTCATCATTGTGGTTTAATGAGAAAAAATATAGCTTTCGTAGATTCTCTACGCTCATTTTTTCAACAGGAACTGCATGACGACGATACTTGTTGATATTTTGGCTAGTTATTTTTGTGATACTAGCAATTTCAGCTGTTTTTATATTGGACTCGAGTAAATTTTTGACAGCGTAAATAATTGTATCCATATGATTTACTGATTGACTGTCGCTTGGTTCTTTTGGTTGTTTGGGAGCTTCTTCTCCACACAGATCACAGGTGGCTCCTTCAGAACTCCAATGTAAACACATAGTGCCACTCCTTTCTCACCTTAGATTCACTCCAAATTCATCTTGAGCAAATTCATCGAGCAAATCGCCAAACATGGCCTCATAAACCGCATCGATACTTTCACCAATGTCGGGAATATCTGGAACTTCTGTGCATCGGCACCGACCATGATATGGTGGATGCCAGTCATCCTTGATTCTTTTATTATGCCTTGCCCCACAGATCGAACAGACACGTTCATCTTCTGCTGACCAGCTTTTACTATACTGAACGCCCGTATCTTCAAATGATTTTCGAATGCCTGTCACAGCAAAATGAGCGTATTCAGTACGTACGAGATTTTCAATCGCTCGATCGAATTTACCTTGTTCCGACTTAAACATATCGGATATCTTGCTATTACCTTGCATTCGTTTCAAGGCATTCTCGAAGCCCTCACCACTCATAATTGCATTTACGAGTGATTGACTGAGATTTTGTTCAAGTCGTGAGATATTCCCCCACAGACGCGTAGAAAAAGTCTTCCCACTCCATGGGAAATTCAAGTAGTCTTGCAACTCGCTTTTTCTCATAGATAAGGAAGGCTCAATAGTTAATATCTGTGCCAATGCATTTGTATTAGACGCATAGCTGCGTTTTAATAAATCTTCAAGTCCATTCGAAAACAACCCATTCGCATTCGCACCAATTGTTCGCTTGGCTAATTCGCTAAAAATATCCGATCGAATCACTAATAGTCGATTTACTTTTGCGTAATCATAAGATGGGAAAAACTCGTCAATGAATTCTTGATATGTTTCATCTAAAGCCATTAACTCTTGGAAATTATTATCAATATACTTCCGATATTTTCTTTGATCTCGTTTTGAGAAATCTTCCATGAGTTCATTAATACTAATTTTATGCAAATCAGATTGTGAAAGAAGCTTCTCTTGGATGGCTTCAAGCGCTTCAGGATAAATTTCGGTTAAATGCCTCAACATTTCACCTTCCATTTTTAATCGAGCTTTATCCTCTAATTCTCGCCTTTTCTCCCAATACCTTAAGCTAACTTTCGTCATCGGTGACTACACCGCCTTTTCTAGCAGGATATTCACCGCTCGGATAGCTCTCCCCACTCTCCGCATCAATCATTTCATTTTCATAATCAACGTCTGTCACAAAGGGAATTTGGCTTTGAATTGTACGTTTTGATACATACGGTGCCAACTTAGGTAACGACTCGGAAAGATAACTCAAGTCAGTTGGTAATGATCTTGTGAACGTGTAAATAATTTTAGTTGGATCAATATCGTTCTTCTCTATCTGCTTCATGAACGCAGCAATCGTTTCAGAACATTCTCTCAAACCTTCAGTAAAGTATTGCTCCTTTGTATTCGTTTTTGCTTCTAACGTAATGATTTGCCATTTGCGCGCTTCACCTGAACTGTTAGATTTGAATACTTCATCGTTGAAATCAATGGCTTTACAAATCGTGTAAAATTGTTTTTTCAATAGATCGATATGAAATTCATTGAAATCCTTGAATAAGTCTTTTGTGACATATTCAGCTTTAGCATTTGGGTCTTTAAGATTTATGATTCCAAGTGACTCCATCATTTTTGTTGCTTCTTTTTCCCCCAACGTGGTCCCGGTGATCAGCATATATGCCAATTTAAATTGTTCAATCTCATTTTGCTGATCAGAGAACGTTCGATCCAGTGCATCCCCAATTTCCTCTGCAACTTCAAAATCACAATAGCGATTTGTATTGTTTTTGAATTCTGATAAATAAATTACCTCAAGTGGATTGGATACTTCTTCTGTCTTTTTAAAAGCAGCCGTTAAATACGGAACAGTTGTTTCAACATACTGATTGTAAGTGTAAATTTTGTCCTTTGTGACCAGGATCAGTTCATCATAGTATTTCTTGATATAAGGGTCATACTTTTCCTTGATGTAAATAGCACCGTTTTCGTATTTCTCAGCTCGCCAAGGTTCAATATTGGATGCCCACAGTTCCCAAGATTTGCCCGCTTTTTTAGGTTCAATCAGGCGAAAAGCAACACCGCACGCCCCTTGAAATGTGGCAGTGTCAGGATTCAGCATATTAAAACGCATCGATTCTACTTTTGCATTGAATTCGTCAAACTCCTTAGGCGTTGTTGGGCTATCTATCAAGTTGCCGACTAGACGATCTTTCATCTTTTGCAATAGATTGCGTTGTTTAGTAGTCACATCATAATCAAGCTTTACTGGTTTCCCAACAAAATGATTAACTGCTTGATCAACAACTACATTGAACATACCAGCATGAATTTTATTATTAACCTTGATGATTTTGGTCTTTGGCGGCTGCCTATCATCAATTTCATTTTTCTCACTTGTGTAAGCTAGGTATTTTCGTTCACGATCAGCAAAAAATGGCTTCATGTCTTCCATAAAACCATTCGGATCGAACATCCTCTCTTCGATTTGAGTTGAGTACTTAGTACGGATTCTTTTGTAATTCCGCAGTGTCAAATTCGAATTAAACAATATAGCACCTCCTAATACTCAATAAATTTGTATTTGCTATCGGGCTCATAAAATGCCAACGCTAAAGCATCCGCAATATCAGGACTCCCGACATTTCTTTTTTTCATATTCTCTTTGCTTTCTAAGCGAATACGACTACGACTTGTCATCTTAAATTTTCTAGTGCTTAGTTCTTTGATTAGTGAGCTATCGTTAGGTAATTCAATGACAGGATCTTCGCCATTAATACTAGAAGTCATATTCTCTTCAAGTAGCTCTTTCAGCGTTCCCCATAAATAAGTCCCTAGATTGTCGTAGAAATCATCCTCAGATGAGGACCCGTTATTTACCCCTTCAACTTCGAAAGGATAGTCGCTGTCTTCAATAATTTCTTGAAGTCTGTCAGTAACACCACCACCAACACCGGTATCATCGACTTTTATTAGAACTTTATCTATATGAGGGAAGGTTTTAATTAATCTTTTGGCCATCTTGATCACGTAGCCAGTTGTTTCCATCGTTGAGCATTTTGTGTATTTCTCATAATCCAAAGCCTTATTTGATATTCTAGGGAACAAGATAGTTGAATCATCGCCATATCGAGCCACATCGACTCCTATATGTGCTACTTCCGCCATTTTTATTTCTGAATCACTTATATGACGTTCAGTAGCAAGCTCAACTGTTTCTAAACTAATAAAGGAATCTAATGAACCTTTAGGGAAGTCACCATAAATACGCACCCTGGCAACATCACTGTTTTCGCCATATTTGCTCAGTATCATTTCGATGTTTTCCTTGTTGGTGCGTTTGCTTTCATAACTAGAGACCTTATGGCATCGCCACTTGTCTCTGTCTGAATTGTGAGAATCGTAAAAGACCCCTTCAATATTATTGGGGTTACCACACAGCAAAAGTTTGTTATCAAAACCCGACAACGTACCGAGGATTGCTTCCATAATTGGATCAGAAACCCCAGATGCTTCATCTACAACGATCAACATGTGATCCTCATGGAACCCTTGCATGTTTTCAGGCTTTGTCGCCGTTCTTGCTGTAGCAAACCAACGCTCTGAATCACCGATCATGTAAATCTTAGTTTTAGTCCATTTCAGCAGGTCCTTAATTAAGCTATTGTTGAGCCATTTGGCAACCTCTGCCCATAAAACATCATACAATTGCTTCATTGTCGGTGCGGTTGCAATCACTTTAGCGTAGGGTCTACAAGTAAGAAACCAAAGAATCGCTCCGGCTTCTAAAGCAGTTTTCCCAACTCCTTGACCCGATCGCACAGAAACTTTTGAATATTTCGCAAGATCATTCAGTACATTTTCTTGCCAATCATCTGGATCCAAAAGCAATATATCTTCGCAAAATGCAACTGGCTTATCATAGTAATATTCAATGGCAGCACCTATATCAGCAAAAGGAACAAATGATTTATTCATTTTCGCTCACCGCCCGTTTATTTGCCGCTTCGATTACTGCTTGTTTCCAATCTTTGACTCCATCACCTTTTTTATCATCTTCGCTAGGCTGCAAATACTTCATTAATTCAGACATAGCTTTTTGCTTGTCATAGAGTTTGACAGAAACTCCGTCTTTCCCCTTTTTAACTTCTTGGATGAGTGTGCCATCAACTTTTTCACTGTTTTTTAACGAAACCTGTGATGATTTGTACGTTTCTAACTCCCCAGTGAACTCGTTCAACACCTCTCGCTTCTCACCAGCATCATCATACTCATATAGTTTGTGTTCTGTTGATGAGAACTCAACGAAATCAGTGATATCAGCAAACGCCTGCTTTGCGTATTCTCTTATCAGATCTTTTACATCAAGAAAGACATCTTGCTGCAATTCCGCCTTCAGCCTTCTTAACTCGACCTTTATGCTATCTTTTGCTATCAATCTTATGCTGTTCGACCTAGCGGAATTATAATCGCATCCATAAGCTTGCTGATATGCCTTAGTAGCATTGAAGCTTTGTAGATAATAAAGACAAAACAGTTTTTGCTGCTCTGTCAGATCATTATTATCTATTACTGGTTGCACCTCTTTTTTGTGTGCAACCTTTTCTTTTTTGGTTGCACCCTTTTTTTCAGGGGGTGCATTCCACTTCCTAGACTTCCAAGACTTAACTGTATTGATAGATACATCATGTTTAGCGGCTATGTCTTTGTACTTCATGCCGTTTTGATAATCTATGTATGCTAGCTCCCATTTCTGCACATCAACGCCACCGCCTTCGTAATGTTTTAACCACAAAAAAACGGCCCATAACAGGACCGCTTTCTTTTCATCTATACTTTAGTAGGAAGTATCAAAGATCATGTGAGTAATCTAACCGACAACTCCCAATCAGGAATGTAGGATTTGAACCTACGACCTCTACTGCCCAAAAGTAGCGCTCTACCAAACTGAGCCAATTCCTGTCTTAAGACGGCTAGCGAATGAAGATAAGGAGTGTGTTCAACTCCATTCATTTTAAATTTTTGGGTGCCGTCTTAATTAAATACAGGGCGCTAAAAGGAGAATCACGAAAGTAGGTCTGCCAACTGATCATAAAGGAGCGCGCCCTGTTATTTACAAATTTCTATACTACTATTTTATCACTGGATTTGTTGCATGTGTGTGCATGTTTTGTGCATCGAATTACCAATCGTTAATCATGTCGATACCAAACAGCACTACAGATAAATCTTCAAGTGCTTCTTTGCAGTTGCGACTAATAGTAGAACGATCAACATGTAATTGCTCTGCCAATTTGTCATCATTCAACAATGGACGCTCAATGAACTTTTTGTTAATAATTCGCCACTTGCGCTTGTCTTCTGGCTTACCTGTCGAAAGGCAAATTTCTTTATAAGCTTCTATGCATATATCTACATGTTTCATGAGCTTCACAGATTTCGCTTTATTCTGCATCAACAAATCAAGGTTTAACCACTTATGCTCCCAAAACGTGCCTTGTACTTCTTCTACATGCTCCTCAATGGCTTCACTATGGGCTTTCAACTTGTGGTAGTTATTCATCAGCAACCTTGCATTGTGAAAAGCTCTTTTCTTGAACTGCTTTTTCTCATATTCCCTGTCTTTTTGAATTCCTTTACGAATTTTTAGCGCTAATTCATCCAATTGCTTATCTGATAATTCATGCACATTAATTTCCAATCACTTACCCTCCAAATATTTCTTAAAGTTTGTTACTATCCCTCTTACTTGTTCGATAGCATCGTGGGTTCCTTTAGCATAATAAAATCGATAACTTTCTGGCTCTTGTTCATCCAGTAAATGCTCAGCGTAACTTTCAATCTCTTCTAAAGATTCAATCGCCACTTCGAAGCCTTTTGATATACCCTTTTTATAGATATATACCTCAAATCGATAAAGAATGTATCCGAGAACTATCACTAATATTAAGGTGATCATAAATTCCATACCTTACCCTCCACTCTCAATCGCATCTCTAACTACTGGATCACGATAGAGCATTTTGTATTTTAGTTGCTCATGCTGCAGTTGCTGTTCTAGCTTCACGATCTGCTTTTGCTGGTCCATTATTGTATAGGATAGCCAACTCAAGCCAGCGATCGTTAGCAGTATTATGATGATTGAGTGACTATGTTTCATCGTCTTGCTCCACCAGTTCCGGGTTATCATAGATGTTTCCGATAACTTCCTCTTCGCCAGTCCACGCATATCCTTCACTTAGCCCTGAAAGATACCATGCGGGCATTCCACCAACATACATGCCTGCATATTCCTGTAGCCAAACCACCTCATGAGGGCAGCCTCTGGTGCATTTAACAATATCCCCTTGAAAAACTTCCGCGCCGTTCTTGTCTTCCAAACCAGTGGACTGACCAAGCGTTTTCGGATTGATTTCAAAGCAAATTAAACTTTCTAGTCTATACTTAGCTGGTGCTCCTCCATATCCTCCTACAACATCAGTTCCTGTTGGGCTGATGAAATGTCGACCATTATCAAAGTGAAATAGATGCCCGTACACCCATTCCCCTGTTTCAATATTTCTACCTCTAAATTTTGGTACCATTTTATCCCTCCTGTTCATCCTGTTGGACTTGATCAATCAAGTTAACGACCTGACCTTTGCTGAGGTTACCTTTGATCCCCAATATTTTCTTTTTAAGATTCAGTTTAATCGCAGCCGTAGTTTCCTTTGAAACCTTGTCCGATACTCTTTCAGCAATTTTCTTTTCTTGTCTTTTTAACTCGTAGACTTCATCAGCTAATTGCTTTTTTTCGATCCTCAGCGTATTATTTTTTGATTCTAAGTCTTCTACCCGTGACTTATAACGATCGATGCTGGATAGCTTCCCATTCAAGTCCACAATTGTTTTTTCTTGGTTCTCCAGTACGACTTTCAAAGCCTCGAATTGCTGCAGATCATTTTGAAGTTTTTCGATTTCAGAATCTTTCTGTTCAATTTGCAATTCCAAAGCCTTTTCTTTCTCATATCCTTGGACTACATATTTTTTCAGATTATCTACGGGAATTTGATCTGCTAAATCATATTCTTTTTTCTTCTTTATTAATCCGAACATCTTATCCCTCCTGTTTCACTCCTGATCCCAAGTATCGAAAGCTTCGATATCGTCTCCACCACCCACAGGCTCTCCACCCACTGTATAGTAGGTAACTGTATTTTCTTCATAACAGTTCTCGCAATATCTGGTTTCTTCGTCCTGCTTAATATATGTGTCTCCAGGTTCCAAATCCTTATCACATGCATTGCAGTACATTTCTATTACTTTCGTACCAATGTACTTTCGGAACACATCATTACTTTTACGTTTTAATGAGTTTTCAGCTGCTTCTTTCGATGAATACCAACGTCTTTCTACTTCATGATCTTTGTAGAACGTGGCTACTCCATGTTTAGTTAATTTCATTTTCCTACCTCCGTTCATTTATCGCTGACGATTGCGGAATTAACTTCTTGGCAGGCTATAACGTATTTAACTGCTGGATAAGTGTTCATTTCTGCAATAGCATCCTCTGATGTGGCAGCTTCAATTTGCATCGTTCCTACTGATCCATCATGAGAAACGCATGTTAGTTCAAAGGTTTTCATCACTCTTCCTCCTGTTCCAAAGCCCAATTAACATAAGCGCTCATAACTACTAAATCCTGTTTGCCATTCATCGATTGATAAGCTTGCTCAACGGTAGAAGGTAATGCTGAACCAAAGTGTTGCCATCCGAAATCTGCAAAAGTTACAATTGGAGCACTGTCAGTTTTTACGGCTATTCCCTTCAAAAACTCCAACACAATCTGCTGATTCTCGTTGAGTTGCGGTTGCTTCGGCTCAAAATTTTCTAGCATTACAAATGGGCTAGTGCCCTGAACTTTTTCAATTGCGAACTTGCTACACTTACCAAATAATTTTTTGTTGTTATAGACTAAACTCACATTCATTCCTCGCTTTCTGCTATTTCGTCGGATAGCTGACTAAACTACCTGAGCAAGTCCAGCAAACGACCCATCTCCGTTTTCCCAAACCTCAATTTGAAAAAAAGCACCATTTTCTAACTTTTGCTTCAATCTGTAGTATCCATCAACGAGGTTTTCAACTTCCTCAATATCTTCTGTCGCATAAATTTTTTCATGTTCAAGATTATTTTGTTTTAAGTAATCAACGTAGTGCGATCCCCAAGATTCATCTAAAAATTTCGTATAGGCATGAGATAGAGAATTAGCTCTGAACTCTTTATCCTCGTATTTAAACATTTCTTATTCCTCTTTTCTTAGTTAGTTA